CTCTTGATTGTAAGTCTAAATTATCTATGAATAGTTTTATATCTTCTGGATTAATATTAACCAGAGCATCAGGTCGCCCGTAGTAGTTGTTGTGCTCAACCTCAATTTTATATTCACGTGGACGTGCGAACTCAGCAAGGAAAGGATACAATCCAATAGGTAGCTCAAGTTTGTGTATGTTAAATAGACGGATTTTTCCGTCCCACACTTTATTTTTATACGCCGGCATAAACTTATATCCAGGAACAAAAAACGAAAAGAAATCACTTAACTCATTCGCGATTCCGTAATCGCATGAGATGTGCATCATAGAGTGGTTTTTATTTTGTACTTTAATTATATCCATGATTCTATATATACGTCAATAGAAACAACATTAGGGCACTGAATGCCCTAATGTGATACAATGATTTTAGTGATTAGTTACCGGCTTCGAACATACGCCATTTAATCATATTTCCGATTGTCTGGTGGCGCCATTTGATATTATCAACAATTTCAGTAAGTGTATCAACTAATATCTTTAGCTCAATTATTTCTTCTTCGGATTTCTGAATATCAGTGTCTGCATCATAGTAGTAATCCATTTCACCCTTAAGAACCTTAAGTCCCTTAAATGGATCAAATTCCCATCCGCGAGACTGAATCTCTTCCTGAGTCATTTTACCATTATAATATAGCCATTTTGCTTTCAATAAAGTTTTCTGTGATGCCTGAGCCCGGCGATGCATCATCTTTGCTTCTGCTAAAAACGGAAGATATTTTGCATGCAAAGACGGTGTTTGACGAGAAGCCTCATCAAGTGATTTTTTATCGATAACAGAGTCTTTTTCCCACATCGTGAGAACCGGTTCAATGTATTTCATATTATACTCCAATTGCTTTGAGCAATTATACCATGTTATTCAGTGATTGTAAACGTTGTATAGTAAAATGTGATGGGGAACGTGATATATGTTACATTATCAACTGTTGACTGAAAGTTAATTGATCCAACATTTGTTGGGAATGCTCCCTTATATGTGATCTTATCAATCTGATTGTTATGGCTACTTAGGATCGACAGTGTAATATCATAGAACGTCGTGTCTTGATTTTCAGCTGTAATACTTGATGCGCTCTTTACATTTTGTTCTGCTGTGGATTTGATCCAGTTTAGCATCTCTTTGTATACATTCATATTCTCATCTACAATAGCATCTAAAGACAAAGCACCGTATTCAACTTTATCTCCTGGAAGCAATAGATTTGTTCCTCGGAATGGAGCAATTGCAGGCGATACAGACACATCAGGGTGTGTTACTGTTTGTGCAAAGAATTCTAGGTTTTTAAAGCGTTTTCTATTTACTACAAGCTTAAATCCGTTTGGCTGTAAGAAATTCTGTGACTCTAGTATTGATGTGGTTGTCATGTATATACCTCGTTGTTACCACTATTTATATCGGAAAAATATCATTTTATCTATGTACATTCATCCTAGGCTATGGTATAACAGTTATATCAAAAGGAGATACACAATGCAATTTATGAAATTTCAATCTGACTTCGGAATCCATCGCGCGGTTAACTGTCCTGTTGAACTTGATATTATTGAGGTGACTAAATGTGCTCCTGGACGTGATGTTTGGCATACATTTGTTGTATCGACTGAAAAAACATTTGATGAATTTCAAACTTGGTCCGATGCTGTTCGATTTGCAGAACATAAATTTGGTGTTAAATTTGACCTCGAGGGAAAAAAATAATGAAATATAAAGTAGAATGGAACCAATGGTATCGCTGTGGGTATCACGGAGATGATGCAGATTATGAAGTAGAACGCGCATATTTTAAAACTCTAGATGAGGCAAATGCATATGTGAATGAGCTTATTAGCGGTAAACGCCGCGGAACATATGATATGTCAGTGAACCGTGATGAAGTTAAAATTATAAAGGAAGATTAAATGCAAATTTCTATGATGTATCGCGGGGTTTCTATATACAAGAATGGTGAAAACAAAAAACACGTTGCTTGCTTTTTGGATAAAAAGCTCGCTGAAAAATATGCAAAGCAGTGCACCGGCTTGTCAAAATTTGATGACTTTAAAGTTGTCGAAAGCATTCTATATAGAGAGTTTGGTTAAGAATAAAAAAAGGCAACCCGAAGGCTTAAGTATATCAATATTCACTATATTTCTTATTAGGACTTTTACATCTGTGTGATATAGTGGTTCTATGAATTCTAGTTAATTTAGATGCTTCTGTGAGTGTTTCATATGTGGAACCATCAATATAGACAGGTTGTGCTCTTGGGTTATCTTTGGGGTTATCTTTGCCTTTCATGATAGGAAGATGATGATTTCCCGCTGCAAATCTCTTTTGTATAACTTTGAAAGATGAGGCTTTGGTATGGAGTTTGCAATCCTTACGGCTTGCTTCTGTTTATCAGTTGGGGTTCTTCCATAAAATGGATTACCTTCTCCACTATTTTTATCTGACATTTTTTTCTTCCATGCCAAAGACTTGGGTTTCTTTTGCAGCTCTTTAATAGCTTCTGCTTTACTAACCTGTCCGAGTAACATTCTACTGGCAACCAGGTCTTGATGCCATCCGTGTTTGTTGTATAAATCAAGATGAGCTTGTGCGTGTTCTTCAATTGTAAGTTCTACTAAATTTGACGGATCGTCTGATCCACCCATATGCTTAGGAACTATGTGATGTTTGTGATATATAGTCATGCTGGAACTTTCTTTCTTGTGTTTCTAGAGTAGTTGGATGTTGGTGCATCGTGAACTACATTTATATTTATACCCATTGTTATCCACACGCATAAAAAAAGAGCGCCGAAGCGCTCTTTAGTTGAGTAACATTGTTACTTATTTCTTGCTTATTATGCAAGGATATTATCGACGCGAAATATGCGATAATATTGGTTAGTCTTAGCAGTTGCAAGACCGTCTGCAGGAGTAGCACCAACGAATGGGTTAGAAGCCATGCCGTAGCGTGTCTTGAAACCAATTTTAGGCTGGAACGTTTCCTCAGCAACGGCGCGAACCATTGTAAGCGGTACGTATGGGCAATAGAATACACCGGCGTCATATGGGTTTGTGCCCTTATAGCCTACGTTGATGTAATCTGTAGCAGCATATGGATCGATATAGATCTTCATGCGACCGTTAAGAACACCAGCGAATGTGTTGCCTGTATCGTCTACGTTAAGTGTTGTTGACATTGCAGGAGCATAGTCAAGCATACCTGAAGCTGCAAGAGCAGATGCTACGTCTGAAGATACGATCGCAAAGTTACCTTTACCGCGTCTTGTTTCTTTAGCAATTACGTTTGCTTCACGCTCAAGCTGAAGAATAAGACCTTTGATCTTCTCTACGCTCCAACGACCATCCGCATCTGTTGACAAGTCAAAGATACCGTTGATTGCTGTGTTAGCTGTACCAGCACCAGTTTTAGCTTGGCTGTTGATTGTACGGATAACTTCGCGGTTGATTTCTGCAAGAATCTCAGTTGAGAGAATGTTTGCAAGCTCTGTTTCAGCATCAAGACCGTGGATTGCTTTCAAGTCTTGTGCAAGTTCTAGGCTGTACTCAGCTTTCAACGCGCGTGATTTCGCAGTCACTGTCGCTTTTTCGATGGTGAAGCCCATCTCGTTGAATGAAGAACCACCAGTTGAACCAAGTGCTTCGGCGTCAGTCGTTGGCATACCAGAAGCAACCGATGGACCTGTGCGATCATTGTTGATTGAGCTGTCTGAGTTGGAGTCTGTAAGACCAGCAAGACCTGATGGTCCACCAGTTTGTGTTACAGATGAGTCACCTGAGAACGCAGTGTTAGCTTCGTTGAAGAGAGCTTCTGTTGAGCTTGTTGAACCAGCACCGTAGCGTGATTTCATCGCAAAGATAAGACCAGTTGGGCCAGTCATTGGCTGAACGCCAGCAACATCATATGCCATCATGTTCGGCATTGCGCGGCGAACAAGTGAGATAAGAACTGGGTTCCAGTTAGCAGTGCCGCCGGTGTTGTTACCAGGTGCAGCTTCTGTAAGCATGTTGTTTTGAGCAGATTGTGAAGCGAATTCACGCTCTTGGTTCTCAAGAACAACTGCAGTTACGGCACGACGGTGAGCGTCTTTAATTTCTGTGCCTTCATTGAGAACTGGTGCCCATTTCTCTGTTAGGTTATCGTATGTGTCCATTGGAATTATTCCTTACTTCTGGGATTTTTTAATTGCGTTTACATATGCAGACATTGAGCCTGAAGTTTCGATTTCGTCGTCGAATGATTCTTCAATTTCTTCTACATGTGATGCTGTGGTTTTCTTAGTGAAATATGATTCTTTGATAGTTTTCACTTTAGCGGAAAATGTTTCTTCTGATTCGAAGTCAAGGTCCTCAGCAAGGTTTGCCAATTTTTCTACTTCTGTTTCAGCAAG